GGCGAACTCCTTGCCACAGTAGGTGCATTTATTTGTCGATGCCATGTGCCTCTATCAGTTCCTCTAGTTCTCTGTCTGTGATCACTTTGTCCAGTGTCTCGAGATCGGTCTCTTTCCAATTGGGATAGATCTCCTGTAGTTTCTTTAAACTCTTGTTTGGCACACGCTTCATGGGTTTGATCCATGGATGGAACTGTTGTTGTAATGCGCCACACATAGCAGTCAGTATCCATAACAGTTTCTTGTGTTTGCCCAACGTGAAGCAGTGCTTGTTCACACATTCGTTCACCATCTCGACATAATGTTCCACGTAGAATTGATCTTTTGAAGAACAGCTGGACACATATCTCATCAGCATGTAGGGACTGTAGAGTGATTTCTCTTTGTCGTCTATCCTGTCATAGTAGTCCTTGTTCCTGAAGTCCACGGCCTTCAACCCGTTCCTGAGATCAAAAAACTTTTTTGTGTTACTTTTTTTTGCCGGCATATTTCAATCCAAACATAGTGCATTCTTTGGCATCTACGAAAGTTAATTTTATTTTCTTTTGCTGATGATTCATAGCCGAAATCTTGAATTTATTTTTCCTTAACCAGTCAAAGAAATCCCTCATCCAATCCTCGTCCATCCATACCGCTATCTTGTTACTGGTGATCAACACAGGTGCGTCTATGGTAATGGTTCGTCTACCAGACCGAGCCATAATCCACCTGTTCACACTGCCTTGATATGTCCTTTACGAAATAGGCACACATGGGTCTACGTCCGTTGGTCAATGGCACTGCTAACATCTGTCCTGATTTTATTTTTGGGAAATACCACTTGACTTCTGTGTAGATGTCCACCACGTCTATTGGCATGAATTCCGGTTTGGTACTTGATAAAGGATTGAACGTGAATGCGTCGAATCCTCTGTCATTGAGACTGGTTATTGGTAGCACATGCATTTCGGATTGACCCGCCTCGCCTATCAGCATCTTCCAGTCCAGTGGCATCTTGATCTTGTGATCGCCTATTTCTAAAACCGCCGCTGGTGCGTTGAAGCTCTCTAGGAAAATAAGTGGTATGTAGAAGAAATCTGGATTGTTAGGATCAGAATTGTCCAACACTGCAAATCTCAATTTCTCATCCACCCATTCTGGTATCTTCTCTAATTTGTATGTCCTGTCATCAAGTGTAAGGATTTTCATAATCTATCTTTTCTATATTATACGGGTAATTGGCCTCTTTGTAAAACTTTTTCCTCGCCCCCAGGTGTCTTTTCGCGAACTTGCAACTGCTGGTAATGTCCCAGATCTGCACACTGTCCTTGTCCTCTGCCTTCCTGATCCCACGACCTATGCTCTGTATCACCCGGACGAATGACTTGCCAGGCTCTATGAGAACAAGATTAAAAATCCTAGGAATGTTAATGCCAACAGCGGCAACTCCATATGTGGCAATGATAACCTTATTTGTCGCAGTAGATATCTCATCGTATTGCTCCTTCCTGTCTGTGTTTTTGGTTGCTCCGGACACGAACACCGCGTCCTTGATTTTCTTTTCCAGTATCTCACCGGCGGATATCCTGTCCACTAGTATCAGTGTATTGCCGGATGTGGCTATGCTTTGGATGGTCTGTGCCACCCATGTCATCCTGGTCTGGTCTGTTGTGAGCCACTTCAGTTCCTCGCCGTAGGTCTTGAATTGAGGATGATCCTGTGTCTGTAACACGTTGACATGGCAGTTGGCCAACACTCCTTTGTCTTGCAGTTCACTGGCCTGTATCCTGTTGGCCACTTCGCCTATGCTACATTTCAATCCCATGAATTCGTAGTCCGCCTTTGGCACGGTGCCCGTCAGTCCCCAGCGTATGCCACAGTGTGCGAATGGCCCCGTGAGCAATCTCTTCAACACGTCCGCCTTGGCCATGTGAACCTCATCTATGATGATGGTGTTGATGCCCTGTATGGCCTCTAGGAACTCGGTCGTGTGCTCGTCTTTGCTTTTCTTCTCTAACACATTCAATGATTGCCACGTGGCTATTGTGTTGAATCTTCCTAGTTCTTTTCTGTCTCCGTAGTACACACCAACGTCGAGATTACAAGCAAGAAAATCTTCTTCAGTCTGTGTGACCAAACTCTTGTTGGGCACGATGGTTAGTGTCCTGCCGTAAGGTTCCACCAGTTGGCAAAGTGCCGCGGTGATTATGGTCTTACCCGCTCCGGTGGCTATCTCCTGTATGCATTGTGGATTCTCGATGAACTTGTTTATGGTCTCCACTTGATAGTCCCTCAACTGTATGGGTTGTCCCGCACAAGGATGTTTGTCCGGCCATGTGATGTGTGCAAGGTAATCCTTGTCCACTGCTTTGAATTCATAGTTGTGTTGTTCCCTGTGGTCTTCGAAGTCCACATACACCCCACCGTCCTCCAGGATGGGCAGTATCTGGTCCACTAGGTTAAGATAAGTCGTGCCTCCTAGGCCAAAGAAACTGACCTTGCCATCCCACCTGCCCAGTTTAACTGCGGGTAAGTGCCTGGCATATGGTATCTCGTATTTGAACTTGTTGGACAGTCTCTTCCTCCACTCGAGGCTGAGGTTCTCGAACTTCACATTCACTTCGTCTTTGATTACTAGTTTGCAACTGCTCATCTTATACCTGTTCTATCACGTGATCATGCCAATCCCAACTGCTGGGTTGGTGATCACTATAATACAACTTTTTTGGAAGATTTTCAAGCAGTCTTTTGAGATTGTCCGTACCAGTGGCATAGTATCCACCTCCAAGTGCTATCAGGGAAGCACGTGGTTTTACCTTGCTCTTGATCAATGCCCTAGGTATTCTGTTCCGTACAAAGATGATCTTCGTGGTGTCGTCTATGAACTTGAATTGTTTGCTCATCTGGTGTAGTTCGTAGAGATTCTCAAAGAACTCCCTGGGCTTCTTGTCGTCTATAACTGTTGTCCTTGCACTGTAACCCCTGTCCTCTTTCCTGTACACTGGTTCCTTAAGATCAAAACCCCAGGCACACTGTTTCATCATGTCTATGCCGTGTGATTCGAAAATCTTTAACCAGTCCCAGAATTCCCTTATCTCCTGTTCCTCATGCACGTCGCTATGGCATGGCATCAGCAAAGGGAAGGCATCCAGTTCTACCAATGCTTGTACAACTTCCTTTTTGGTGTGGGCTAACGAGTTGATCCACAGTTTATGGTAGTCGTGGTGTGCTATGCGGCCGGCCAATTTAGAATCAGCCGATACCGATATTCCCCTAGATGAAATAGCAAAGTTCTTCAGGCTGTCCACTTGCTGTAGCAAAGGCAGTTTTGAAATGTGTTCTGCCCAGTGTTCCGTCAAGGACTCTGGGGCATTGTCTAAGATGATCTCATCTTCTGTTTGTCTAGCAGTTGGTTGTGTGTGTCCAACGATCTGTTTCCTTACGGCATCGAAGTCGTCCAACAGTTCGGGTGTGACGAATTTGAAATCATACCGCACCGCTATCAGCGTGAGATAGTACGTGGTCACATCCGTGTGGATGAATGTCCATTTCTTGTCCTCTCCGGCGTAGAGTGCGTACATGCCCGGTAGGTCACGTGTGTCCTTGAGGCAACGTATCAGTTGTATTATCTTCTTGTCATACGGGAATCTCAGTTCGATCTTGTCCACCCCGTCCTCGTCGGTGTATTTCTCTATGCTCTTGTCAAAACTGATCACCCTGAAGTCATCCTCATAGACCGGATTATCAAGCAAAGACTTGATATCCATATGGTGTGCCTGGAACTTGGAAAGATAGCGTTTTAGGATCACCACTGCTAGTCGTGCCTGTTTCTCCGTCCAAGCATACTGCGACTCCGCCAAGGATCTCACTGTTTCCCTGTCCTTGGGGTGCGGGTTGATGTTGGTCGCACGGTGATCCGGCCAGAAATAGTCATTATATGCTAGTATTTTGAGTGCTTCGTTTATGGTTTTTGGCAAATCTGACTGCATTTTGATACCTGGTAATTTAGATAATTATTAGTATATTATAGCACAATTGGTAATACTGTCAACCATGAAAAAAACGAAAAACAAAACCGTAAATGTGAGAAAACAACTAAAGATACAGTTGGAGAACACAATTACCAGATACAAGAACACCAAGGGGTTTAGGCCTACACAAGAGCAGTTGTATCATTGGTTCAGGACACTGAATCGTGGGTTGTTCAACAGTAGATTACCATCCGTGCCGTTGCGTGTAAAGAAACTGCACAAGGATTGGGGCAGATGCGTGGCCAACTGGGACAACAGGAAGACACCAAAAGGCAAATTCGATCAGAGGGTCATACCCTATCACATTGATGTTGAATTCTACATAGAACTACACTGTAAATTTCCCACCTGGAGGGACTTCGTTGAAACCCTGGCACACGAGATGGTGCACCTGTATCAGATGACTTGGCTGAAAGATCCCTACAGCAACCACAACAAAAACTTCTTCGCTTGGAGGAACAAGTTTAAGTTAGCCGGACTTGGTCTATCAAGATGTTAGAACCTTTTCAAACTCTCTGTAACTTATAATCTTGCTGTTGCCCAGGTTCACTCCTGTCTGTAAATGGTGTAGGAAATCTGGGGGGTCGTCGTGAACGATGGTGTAGTTCACGTAAGGCCTCATCTTCAGCATCTTCCTGAAAGTGGCCAACCATCCCTCGAATATGTCATTGCCGTTCCTCTCACCGTAGCAATCTGTTCCTTGATAGATGTTATTGAGTTCGCCTTTGCCGTATTCTCTGAAGTCGTAACCTATGAGATAGATGTTCTTGTGTCCATGAACACCCGCTGTCCAGAATGCGGCATTACCGGAGATCCAGTGTGGATTGTGTGGTATTAGATGTAGCATGCCTCTGTTCTGCTTCCTGTGTACCTCTAACGATGGTGCGTAGTGTATGGTTTTCAATCCAACTTCGTCCTCACACATCTTCACGGTTATCTTTGTGTCCACGCTGAATATGAAGTCTGGCATGAAGTCCCTGTAAAGTGCGTTGCAACCATATGTCTGGCCCGTGGGTTTGAGTTTGTCAAGATCGAAACCTTTCCGGGACGGCCCATTGCCTATGCAGTAGGCATTGCCACGTGGCACAGCTCGGACCTTGTCCTCGTAGAATGCCGTTTCCTGGATTCTTTTACCTTTACGGATTATGGTGTTGAGGATTATGGTCTCGCCTTGGTAAGGTTGCCATTCTATGGGCTGTATCTCGTTCCTCCGGCCTATTTTTACTTCTTTCATCGTAGGTATCTTTCCTCTAACCTTTTCTTTATCCTCTGCCATGGCAGTCCCATTCGTATCTCATCTTCGAACCATTCGGTGTATGCCAGACGCTGTGCCCACGTGATCCTGTTGGGCATAGCGGGATTGTTGATGTCACTTATCTCTGTGTTCCCAACATCATAGCAAAGACTCGACTCCGAGACAAATACTGGTATGCCTCGTATTACCGCTTCCATGGCGGGGTTGCTAGAATGATTTATCACGGCCCAGGTCCTCTCCAGTGTTGCCCTGAAGTCTGTGTCATCGTAGGTCCTGTGGTCACGCTTTGGCATACGTACTTTGACGTTTTCAAAATCATTTTCGTTGAACGATATCTGATTACGTGGATGAGGTCTCACCAATATTGGACGTGTGGTGTATTTCCTTATGTTCGTTATCTGTTGTTTGATCCAGTTCTCCATCTTGGGCATGCCCCGCCATTGTTCTGATGAGTCATGCTGTCCACATATAACGATCAGTTCGCCGGACGGATTCCATGGTTGTAGTGTGTGCTTGAACAGTGGCCACCTCTTGTCGTCGAACTCCTGGTTGGCGAAATCGGCATCACGATTTATGCCATTTATTCCTATCTTGAAACTCTGATTCCTCCGCAGTCCCCCCACTTCTATAACGATTACTGGCTTGCCGCGTGATCTGTACTCGTCCCAGATCTTTTTGTATCCCTGCATCCTGCCACGCCACAACACACTCCATATCACCGCCACGTCGGCGTTGGCCGACCTGTTTAGATAGACTTGGTCCCCCGCATCATGTAGGCTCTTTATGAATGAATTAAAGATGGGCTTGGAGTTCAGCGGCCCGTGCTCTGTCCAAACTTCCAGCTTCATCAGTTTCCTTGATTTCCTTTATCAGTTTTGCTTATGATATCAGCGGCCTGTTTGGGATCAAACTTCACTCCACCAAAAGGATCATAATCCTCTACACTTTTCCAATAGTCCTCATTTCGAATTCCACGTAGATCACTTTTACTACTTTTACCTTTGATTTTCCTTTTGCCTTTCATGTGGTCTATGTAACCACCGAGCACACTGTTGATAAAAACATGGTGTCCCTTGACCCCTGCACCTTTTCCTATGTCTACACAGTCATCGGGTGCCACACGTTTCACACATTGCCAGAACAGGTAACTGTCGTGCCATTCCAGTTCCTTGAATATGGTGTCGTTCCTGTACATGTCCGTCCAATACCGCATGAACTCTGTGATCTTTGGATGTTTGGTGTTGTAACATACCCATCCACACTCTGGATACTTGTCACCCCTGCCTAGGAAATTCAAGAGCTTTTCTTTAGGGAGTAGTCCAGTAACGAATTCAGTCGTGATTGTTCTGAAAGTATATGTGTCAGCATCCAGCCAAAGGACGTAATCTGAATCTATGTTTTTGATCGCATGATCAACGGCAAACGTTTTGTGTGAGAATCTCACAGCGTCCCACAAGTAAGATCCTTTACCCTTGTCATTAGTGCCTGCTTTTGGATCTCGTCTTACTCCGCCCGGGATCTCTTGTAAATCGCCGTTGGCCACTGGATCGTTTTTGTGTCTCTGTTTGAAATAAAGAAGGTCAGGATTTACTTCTTCTGTGTTTAAAAATTTTACTTTGGTGTGTTCATATTTTGGTTTTGGACCTTCGTGATAAGCATATAAGGTTACATCGTCGGGCCAGAATTTTACATGGCTGTCGATCATTCTCTTGGCGTAGGTGTCCCATCTGTTTGGAGGGAAAGTCGTTACTACTGCTAGTGTTGGCATGATATTATTTAATTTGGTATCTTTCCTTCCAACTTTTTATTTGCCATTCTGGAATAAGTCTCTTACCTATCTTTTGAGAACGTCCAACTAATTTTAATCTATCAGCACCGATGATTTTATCATAAGCATCACTCAACTCTTGGTCTATTCCGTCTATTATCCAATATCCTATCGGAACCGTCCATCCTGTCTTTGATTTGTTGATTATGTAATTTGGTAAGAACTTTTTATATGCTTCCTTCACAAGGGATTTTGTGCTTCCGCCTTTGAACTTGTGCTCAGATTTGATATCGAGGCAATACTGCATGAATTTTTTTGACGCCAAAGGAAACCTGCCTTCCATGCCATATGCCATTCCGTAGTTGTCATTACGTGCAAGGAAGCAATCAGGTACCTGAGCAACACAATCTAAAGCCATGTATGATGCTGTTGGATCGGTTGGATTCCATAATTCTTCACCATAGCACTTTTCAAACTCGTCTAGCAGAACTTCGTCGGAATCCACAGATTCAGTCAATTGGTAATTGCCTTTTTTAATTCTTTCTATCCATAGTCGCAGAAGTTCTCTCCAAGACGTTGGTTTATCTTTTTTCTGGTATAGTTCGAGATATTTTGGATAGCCTCCAAATAGTTCATCTCCCATGTCTCCCGCCAGAGTTATAACAATTTCATTATCTGCTAGGTATTTGTTTGTGTAGCAATACATCGCATTGCTTGGATTATAGATTGGCTGTTCTTGATACCATATACTGTCGTCCCATGCTGAAAGATATTCCTTTGGAGAAATTACCACGTCATAGTGATTGAACCCTTGCTCTCCTGCGAACTTTTTAGCGGTCTTTGAGTCACTGTTGTAATCTTCATCTGCTTGTATTTCTGGTGTTATTCTGTTTGTGAAAGTGTTGATATCGTTTTTTATTTGTTGTAGTTCGTAGGCAATAATGGATGAATCTAAACCGCCGCTAAGGAACACGCCGATCTTCCTACGTCCTATACTGCACTGTCTCACAGCATTTGCGAAAATTTCTTTCAGTTCGTTTTTGTTGTAATCTTTGTCTGCATTTGGTTTGATATAAATCCTCTTCACATAATCGATCGACCTCGTCTTTATATCGTACAAGATTGTTTCGCCTGGCAGAACTTTTTTAATGTTTGTGAAAAGGGTGTTTCTCAACGGGTTGGTTCCTGCCTTGGTCATCATGCTACAGGCCAGATTGTCTAATGTCTTTGCATTTGGCACAATATCTAACATACCTTTCAATTCAGACGCAAATACAAGTCCCTTGTCTATCTCTGCGTAGTATAAAGGCTTGATGCCGGCATGATCTCTGCTGAGAGTTATAGTCTTATCCTTTTGATTATAGTATGCAAACCCATGCATTGAATCAATTTCATCAATAAAATTTAAACCGTGCGTATCGAGTCCCCAAGCAAGTAGTTCCGTGTCACATCCGGTTGTGTGTTTGAAATCTTTGTATTTTTTCAGTAGTTCTTTATAGTTGAAAATTTCACCATTGTAGACCAAACGGTTGCCTTTGGGCGTGATCCATGGCTGTTGTGATTTTTTTGGATCTTCCATGATGCTTAAAAGATTGTGTCCTAGCGTGACTTCGTCTGAGGTATAAACGTTAGACCCGTCGGGTCCTCTATGTTTGCATATCTCTATATAATCTTCTATGAATTTAGGATCATTATCCGTTATTCCATATATTCCGCACATTACAGGCCTAGTTTTTCTTTGAATCGTTTATACACAGTGCCGTCTTTTATTTCTTTGATGCTCCACATCTTGTAGCCAAGATCGTTGAGCCACTGGGTCCTATCTGGTCGTTCTGGCGTTTCGATATTATTCAGGTCCTTGTTTGCTACAGGCCAACAAAGTGCAAGATCTGAGGTACAAAAGGTAGGTATTCCACGAACGCAAGAGTCGACGCTGGCAGTAGAATTGTGAGTAACAACAGCATGGCAATTAGTTATAACTTCTTGGAAGTTGAATCTGTAGTGCTTTTTCTCGTCTCCACCAAAGTGTTTCTGTGTGTACTGTAGTTCGATGTCTTCTGGCAATTCACCCCTACGTTCAACCATGCTGGCCACGTGGTTAGGGTGTGGTCTCACAATGAAAGGTCTGTCAGTGATAGGTCGCAGTTTTTCATAGACATTATTAAACCACGTGATAGGGTCCAACTCGTTCATGCTCCAGTTGTCCTTGGGTTGTAAGACAAACACTATTGGGTCGCCCTGTTCTGACTTCCTCCATGGCTCGTGTCGCACCTTGAACTTTTTCTTCATCATCTCCCAACGATCACTCGGAGAGCCATCCGAAAGGAAGTCGCCATCGTTCATGGGTGTAAAAAGTGATACTCGGAAATGGTGATCGGGTGATGTTGAAACATTTCCAAAACTTGACAATAATCCACCATCAAACGTGATCAAAGGTATGCCTTTTTCCCTGCACTTGTTTGCTAGAATTCTTCTTCGCCCTTTGGTGTGGTGCATCTGCCTGTCGCCACCATAGCCGAACATGGCCGCCATGTCCGCGGTTGGTTCCATTTCGCCTGGCACGGTCTCACCTGTCCGGTGTTCGTTGACCATGACTACTTCGTCACCCGCGGCCTGTATGCCCTCTTTGAGATGGTATAGCAATTCGTAACTGTTGCCACGTCTGCGATCTTTGACTGTCCTCCTGAATATTTCAACCTTCACTCAACATCCTCCATGCTGTGCCGTCTGCCATTTCTTCTAGGCTCCAATTATTATATGCTAGACTGCTGAATAAAGCAATCCTGTCCCCGTATTTAGGTGTTTCTATCTTGGAAAAATCTGTTTCTGATATGGGTGCCGCCCCGCAGTTTTGAGCATCGCAAAACACTGGCACGCCGTTGGCCAGGCTGGCAACCATGGTGTTACTGTTGTATGTGACGGTGGCATAGTAGTTCTTCCAATCAATATTCCCTTGGTGTTTGGTGGGTCGGTCCACCTTGACCGTGGCGCCCACGTGATCGATCTCTATTGTTGGGTTGTATGGTTTTTCACGGACATCGATTGTGCGATCTGTGTTCTTTCTCAAGGTATTCAAAGTATCTTCCAACCAATTTTCTACCCTAAAAAAATTCGAGATGGCGTTGGTGGGCGGTAATACTAGAACCTTACTTCCGTCCTTTCTCCAGGGTTTGATTTCTTGTTTGAAATACTTCTCATACCTGTCTGCCGGCCTTTCTTGTAATACGTTCTGACAGTGTTTGTTTCTGGTTATACGTAACCAGTGTGGACTGTCGTGGGCATTTGTGAAATACCCATGATCCATGAAATAGAAATCTCTTTTTTCTTTCTGACACCATTTGTACACCTCCCCAGATCCGGCCAGTATACCGTACATGGTTAGATTCTCGTTGGGTAATTTTTTTAAATCACGAAACTGATATATCTTTCCAGATCCTGATCCCTTAACAAAGGCCTCTACATATCTTTGTGTCCTTGGCTTAGTTGTGTGTATTCCTGAAATTGTCATTCTAAATGATCCATCAGCTCGGGTATGTCGACTTCGAAATTTATTAGATCATTGAACCTTTTCACCCCCTTTGGTTTGTCACCTTTGTGTGGGATCGGTATGGTCTTTGCCAGGAAGAGTTTGTGCTCTAGCCCGAGGTGATGGGACAACACAGGGTAGACTTTTTTAGCGATCATTTCCGGGTCCTGTATCTCAATCACTTTGGTTTTTTGCTCACACCAAAGCAAGTTTGCCAGTCCCGCCCCATGTGTTGCTACCACGTGTGATGCTTCAGCAAAACACCGAACCTGATCTTTTATCGAAAGTTTATCCAATGTGATCATCTCCCATCCTTTCAGTGCCATCATTAATTTTTCCGAATTGATCAGTTTGCGTGTTTTGGCATCATCCCTGCTGATAAAGATCTTCCTTCTGTTATCAGAATCGATCTTTAGTGATTTTTTCAAAGCTCTGATCCATGGTGCCAAGTGCGGGGTTATCACTCCATCGTGATGATTACTAAGACTAGGCACTATCAGGTGTTTGAACTGCCACACTTGATCTTGGGGCATTATCATGTATTTGATGTTTGGGAAAAACTGCTTGGCTATCTTATCGAAATATTTACTGGGATTGGAGAACACAAACACGTATTTAGAAAAATTGCTGGACCATCTTTTTTCAATAAGCCTGAACTTAGAGACTATGTCTATCCAAACGTGCCACGGGTTGTTGGCGCTCTCCTCATCTATGGGTATCCACACGTATTTGTAAGTCTCGTTGAAACTCTTTGATACAACAGGAAGTTCGATGTCGATCGTGTCTCTCCATTCTTTCCACAGACCGTGCGTCTTTTGGGGTTTGTGCTTTCTCTTATGGGTCAGACCCCAGACGTGATCGGTTATCATGTGATTGTCGTTGGTAATCAGCAACGGACACGAGTGTACACGGCAGTCGAAAAATTCAGCGACAAAGGTAGGTAATGAAGTAAAATTTTTCTGTACCTTTTTGTGGTAATCAACGGTGTAGTTAAATCCGCTGTCTATGGTTGGGAACCTGTTCAAAAAATATTGTATAGAATCTATGTGTTTAACCGTTGGCATATGAATAATTATACTGTAAAATAACTTAAGATGCGATTATTTTCCAACGGTTGTAGTTTCCTGACATCACGCCCTAAGGATGGTGTGGAAACTTTCGTCACAAAGATATTGGCGGAAGAATACGGATATCAGTTGCACAATCTCGCGATGGGAGGCAGGGGGAATGATCGGGTCAGTTTTACCACCAAACTTTGGTTTCACCAGAACAGGACGGAGGGTGTATTCGCTGTGATTGGCTTCTCTAGTTCACACAGGCACGACTACCTCACCAATGACGGATGGAAAAAGGGCAGGATAGCCAACATGGAGTCCACGTGGCGCACATGGAAGACGGGGGATAATCTGAAATTCATAACAGCGCAGAAAGGGTGGGATTTGGATCAACAGGCAGAGATGAGATATCTGGATCATGTGTTGGACTTACAGAATTTTTTTAGACTACACGGCATACCTTACGTGATGTACAACGCACTGCCTAACAGTGTCAAAACCAAAAACAAAGACCTAGACACATATGTAAAGATGATTGACCACGACAGATTTTTTAAGTTTGATACCAGCCATTATGATTTTGTTACACAAAATAACTTCATCGTCAGTCTCAATGACCCACATCCTTCCACGGAAGGACACGTGCGATGGCAAGAACAATTAAAGGAATTTATAGATGCTAACAATCTACGCACCATCTAATAAACCAAACAGCAAGGCCTGGGAGGTTTTTAAAGGCATAGAAAACTCATGGCCAGAAAAAGTACAGACACTGGACAATGCCATTGAAACTGAACCCGTGGTTAACTCCATGTTTTGGGGATTCGTCAACAACAATAGGCAGATGGTCAAAAAACTAGAAGCGCGTAATCACCAATACTGGTTCACTGACACTCCTTATTTTGGTAGGTTTGACAATGACAATCTACGTCCAGACAATCACTATTGGAGGATATGTAAAAATTCTATCCATGCGTCCTTTATTAAAGATTGCAAGTCGGATCGTTTTGAAAAATTCGGCCTCATGATAAAAGCACCTAATTTTGCTGGCAAACATGTTTTGGTTTGTCCTAGTTCGACAGGAATACACGGGTATCTAGATAGGCCGAACTGGACCAACGACACAATAGAACAGATCAAGAGATACACAGACAGGCCAATAAAACTTCGACACAAGCCTAGGGGCAGGGGTACATCAGGACCGAGTGAGGCCAAGGTACCCCTATCCGAAGACCTCAAGGATGCTTGGTGCGTTGTCACGAGTTGTTCTATCGCGGCAGTGGAGGCCATTTGTGAAGGTGTACCGGTCTTCTGTCATGAGAGGAGTTTCGCCATAGATGTTGGCAACACAGAGTTGGCAGACATAGAGAACCCATTCTATGGAGGACCAGAACCATGGCTATATAGCCTAGCGTATCAACAGTTCACGCCAGAAGAATTTGAGAATGGTGTTGCTATTGAAATATTAATGGACAAAGGAATACTATGAAGATTGAAAAACTGAGAGACGGGCTATGGGTGCCATCCACAGATGCCCAAATAGATCAATGGCGTGAAAGGGGATATCCCCACATGCAGGACAAGTGCCTTAATCAGTTTGTGAAATGGTGCCGTACACAGAATAAAAGATTCAATCTCATAGTGGACGTAGGAGCATGGTGTGGTACATGGTCACTGACCATGCAGGAGTTCGCAAAAAGCATACATTGTTATGAACCAAACAGGATACATTACGAATGCCTCTCGAGGAACTTGGCATCACACAGTCATGTTAGATTGTATAACCAAGCAGTCGGAAACAGTGATGGGTTTGTCAAACTGACAGACGAGTCTGCCACTCAGAACACCATGGTGTTGTTGGAAAAAGGAAAGACGAAAATCAACAAGTTGGATTCATTAGATACCAAAGGGATTGACATGATAAAAATAGACGTGGAGGGATTAGAAATGGAAGTACTCAAGGGAGCCTCAGGTAAACTAAAAGATATACAATACATTATGATAGAACTGAACAACAACAGCAAAAGATATGGCAGTAGCAACATCGAAATAGAAAAATATCTCAAGGACACGGGCTACAAAATATTAATCAAAACATGGCCTGACATTGTGTACTATAAAGTATAAAGTATCATGTACGATTATCTAAAAAAATTAAAGACAGAACACAACTTCATGCCAAGAAAGATCCTCGATATAGGAGCATGGAACGGTTTCTGGACAAGCAATGTAAAAAAAATTTGGCCTGATGCCTCGTACACTTGTATAGAAGCCGGCCCAAAACATGAAAACAATTTAAAAAAAATAACTCCTAATTATCATATAGCAGTGCTTGGAGATTCCGATAGGGAAATAAAAATGTACCTACGGGAGATAGACAAAGGTAATAAGAAGAAAGTTACGTATACGAAAGGATCAAGTATATTTGCGGTATTCAAGGATTATGAGACACGCCAAATGCAGACACTGGACATGGTTGTAGGTAAGGACGCTATATTTGATCTAATCAAACAAGATGTACAGGGTGCTGAAATAATGATCATGGAAGGCGCCAAAGATATTTTTAAACGAGCCAGGTATGTGATTCAGGAAGTCAACTTACAAAAGGACGAAAATTTTCCCTTAATTCCAGATGAGGTCGAAATGGATGGGTACATGGACAAACTTGGATTCTCAAACAATGAAGTTATAGCAGATCATGGTAATCTGCAGGTGGACAAAATATATTACTAGGCGCTGAAGAGGTTTATAACTTCTTTCTTCCAATCGTCTGCGTACTCACAATCGCGATACCCGTCAAACCATGGTCCACCCTCGGTGTAGTGCAGTATCTTGGGTACACCGTCTTTGGGCTCCTTGTACCATCCAACTAACCAATTGTATTCGTGTGGCAGTGATCCTATCTCTGAATCATCTAGCCAACTGAACCTGTGTAAGAACTTTGGTGTTTGCTTGTTTAGGAAGTCGGGAGTCAGAATCTTGTTCTTCTCATGTCCGCAGTTCCACAACACCATGCTTGACCAGTTCTTCCTGGGGTAGGCTGTCTGTATCTGTCCGTCCATCTTGATCGATCCGTCCTCGGGTGTGTAATCATGCTGTACGCATACCACTGCTTTAGAATCATCACAATACTGTTCCAGCTCTTTCACAGGCACCTTCCATAGGAAATCACAGTCACAGAACACCGCCCACCCTTTGTAGTTGTTGAGGTAAGGCACGAAAAATCTTGTGAATGTGAATTCTGTGGTGGCCAGTTTGTCAATGTCTCTGGTGTAGATGCCCTGTTCTCGCATCTGGTTCTGTTTCAGAGCATATACTTCTGCCCGGGGATCTCGGCGTTTGATAGAATGCTCGCACACCTGGTATGCAATGTCCTCTCTAGAATCCCAACCTACGTATACTTTCATTTTCTTCCTGATAAGATTTCGTGTATCTGTTTCCAATTACTTACCCGTAGCACGTCTGGGTGTTCAAAGTCTCTGTTGTATTGGTGGTTGATTAATATGGGCTTTAAACCGTATTTGAGCCCGGCTACAGCGTTGTGAGGCTTGTCCTCGACCCAATACAGCCCGGTGCCGTGGAATTCGGCTAATGCTGAATCTTTGTCAGCCCCTGTGCCCAGTATGTGGTAATTTGTGAACACGTGATCTCCAAACAGTTCTCCCAATCTTCTCTTACGCAACTCCTGTGCTGGTATATCTGATGTTTGAGATGTTATGGGTATGAACGTCCATCCTTCAGCGGCCAACAACTTGACCCATGTCTGTGATTCGTCCATGGGCCTTTGTGTGCCCATCCATGCACTCCGGTTAAATTCTCTGATCAGAGCACGGATCTCATCCTTGGTCACTCCAAACCTTTTTGCCATCTCGTATTCGTCCTGTTTGTTTGGCAGGAGTTTGTGCGGATAGAATCTGTTTCCGTCGTCGTCGAAGTATGACTTCTGCAACATCCACTTAGTGAAATGATGTTCCCACTCCAGAAGTACTCCGTCTACGTCTGTGAGTATGATTCTATTTGATGTCGGCATCTTCCATCCCCGCCACCCTCAGTTTGACGATATTGGTTATCTGCCATTGCTTCTGGTCAAGGCCTTTTGTTATGCCAAGCCATTGATTCCTCAGTAGTGCGAAGTCGTTTACAATTTTAGTTAAGTCGACCACATCATCTTCGCCGTCGACGTATTTCTCTGCGTCTCGGCTGGACAGTGCTCTGTTGTAGTTCTCCAGGAATTTGCGGAATGTTTTTGATCTCAGTCTCCTCAGTTCTATGTTTAGGTATTCCAGTATCGCCTCCAACTGTTGCAGTTGGCTGAATCTCTCTTCCACTATTCCCGGGAGTGCCGCTGATGCCCGCTCGAGGTTTCCGTAGATCTTGCACTGTTTCCTGGCTTCCAACAGTTCCTTGTCGAAGTATGCTACACAGTCTGGTATCTTTGCTAGGCTCCTACTTACTTCACTATACCAATTAATCATCTTCTCCGTATCCGTCTGATTCTTCTTCGTCTTCTTCAAACACGGTGTTAATGGCCTCTTCTAGTTTTGGATCGAATTCGCCCGATGCTTTGATTTCGTCGGTTTCTACACCGATGTCCTCTAGGCTCTTGATGAAGTCTATTGCCGCGTCCAGTTTTGATCTCTCTGGTACGTAGTGTGATATGGAGTTCCAAAGACGTTCTATATCTTCGTGTGTGAAATCAATCATTATTCTGCGTCAGCCTCTTCTTTAATTTCTGTCTTCTTCGCTTTTGACTTTGGTGCCTCTTCAACACTTTCTACTTTCACTTCTGTGCTTTCTTTGAAGTTCGCCATTATCATATCTAATTTATCACCGGTCCATGCTTTTCTGAAGTCTATGTGCTCCTTGCCTTGTGGATCAACATACTTCAGTCTGTTTCCAGTCTGTACCAGTAAGCCCTTCTTCTCGAACAGGTCCACTAATCCACTGTAGGGATCCATACCTGTGTCATAAGGGATCTTGACTTGCACACCCTCGAATGGTTTGGCATA